ATCAAGGGGGGGGGAGAAAGAAAGCCCCCAGTGAGAACAAGGAGACACAAAATGAACGCCACCGCCGCCCTCCTCGAGACCCTCACCAACTGGTTCGACGCCGAGATCACCGACACCGAGGACGGCTACGAGGTCGTCGGTTGGGCCTTCTACATGGAGGCCGACGGCCTGGAGGTCGTCACCCCCGCCGGTAAGACCGTCGACCTGCAGGTCGCCGAGCTCGACCAGTTCTTCCAGTTCCACCTCGCCTGATCAATCAACCGCCCCGGCCGGGACCACCGGCCGGGGCACCAACACACGAAGGAGACAAGCCATGGGCTTCCCCACAGACAAAGCCACCAAGACCTGGGAGCACGCCGGGCTGCAGTGCGCGATCGCGCCAGCCGGCTGCAACCCGAACGGCGGAACCGCCTACAACGGGTACGTGCGAGTCCCACAAGGCTGCGACTGGCACGGGCGCGACTACGACACGATCAACCAGATCATGTGGGACAACGAGGACGACTGGCCCGAGGCCGCCCGCCTCGTGGGCGGTGCCAGCGAACTGACCTACAACAACCGTGACGGCTGGATCGGCTTCGACACGCTCCACGCGGGCGACCGCTGGCCCGAGGACATGCTCGACCCGGTCAACACGCCGACCAGCCCGTACGAGACCGCCTGGACCATGGACCGGCTGCAGGACGCCGTCAACGCCTGGGCCAAGATCATCGCCCACCGCAGCCCCCTGTGGTGGCTCCTGAACCACTACAGCAAGGCGTTCGAGGACGCGATCCAGACCGCCAGCACCCGCATGAAGCAACTGGCCGTGGTCGCCCAGAGGATCGCCGGGAGCACGCGATGAGCCACACGACCAACCGGCCACAGATGACCCGGAAGAAAGCCCGCGAGCTGCTGCCCGGGGACTACGCGATCACGAGCGGGCAGATCGACAAGATCCTCAGCGTGGAACGCCAGTGGGGCAGCGACGGGACCGAGCGGGTACACGCCGAGATCACGACCTTCGACGGCTACGCCGCCCGGGCCGACTGGGACGGGAACCAGGAGTTCTGGTGCGTGGACACGCGGACCAACTGGCCGACCGCCCACCTGATCATCGTGTTCCGTGCGCACGAGCGGAACCTCGAGCCCGCCGTGCTCGCCCTGCGCCTGCGTGACGGGGACTACGAGGTGATCGCCGCCCACGAGGACTCGCCGCTAGCGGAGGGCACGGTCTTGCGCTCCCAGGACGGGCCGATCTACTGGCACGACGCCGCGTGGCTCCCGGTCGCCCACGTGAACGCCCTGTCCCACGTGGATGACAACGACCACAGCGACCTGGCTGGGCGGGCCCGGCTGATCGCCTCCTGGTACCGAGTGAACAGGCTGGTCTCATGAGCCGCCCGCCCATGCTTCCGCACCAGCGGTTCGCGGTCGACTGGCTGCAGCACGTGAACCGCGGGCTGCTAGGAGACGAGCCGGGACTGGGCAAGACCCGGACCGCGATAGAGGCGTACGGCGGTAGGGACCGAGTCCTGGTGATCGCGCCCGCTTTGATCCTGAACTCCGGGACCTGGCAGGCGGAGGTGGCCAAGTGGGCCGACCGGCCCGAGGTCTTCACCTTCGCCCCCTACAGCCGGCTGAACGCCCGGGAGCGGACCGAGCGCGGCGGTACCCGCCCGATCGCTCGCCCCCGGCCCGAGTTCGACCAGCCGTGGGACGCGGTCATAATCGACGAGGCCCACTACATAAAGGGCCGCAAGACCTCCTGGACTGGGGCCACCGAACAGATCACCCAGCGGGCGGACTGCGTGCTCGCCATGACCGGTACGCCGGTCCCCAACTGGGGCTACGAGCTGTTCACGCTGCTGCGTCTGCTCCACCCGGACCAGGCCACCCCGGGTAGGCGCTACGGCTCCTACTGGCGCTGGGCGCTGTCGTGGTTCCGCAACGAGCCGACCCGGTTCCAGCGCTACAACCTGACGGGGTTGCGGGCTTGCACCCCGGCGTGCGACCTGGTGAACCGGACTGGGACGTGCGAGCACTACGCCGAGTTCATCCGGGAGAACTTGGACGGGAAGTTCCTGAGGCGTGAGCGGTCTGAGGTCCTGACTGATCTGCCGCCGCTGACGGAGACGGTCGTGGAGACCCCGATGGACGCGGCGGGCCGCCGGGCTTACCGGGACCTGCGTAGCGAGTGGCTGACGCAGGTGGGTGACTCCCAGGTCGTGGCCTGGACGCCCGGGTCACGTACGGACCTGCTGGACCTGGTCACGGTCAGCCCGTGGCTGCTGAACCCGGACGGGCCGCCCGCGGGCGGGAAGTTCGACCAGCTCGCCTACGACCTGCAGTCCCGTACCCGGCCGGTCGTGGTCTTCGCCCACCACCGGCAGGTGGTCCAGGCGTGTGCGGATCTGGCGCAGTCGCTGGGCCGCCCCGCCCGGGCGGTGCACGGAGGCAACTCGGCGGAGGAGAACGGCCAGGCGGTTCGGGACTTCCTGGACGGGCGCGTGGACGTGCTCGTGGGCTCGCTGTCGGTCATGGCGGAGGGCTTGACTCTGACGCGGGCGGACACACTGATCTTCGTGGAGAAGAGCCACCGCCCGGCGGTGAACGAACAGGCGATGCGCCGCGTGCACCGCATGGGGCAGACCCGGCCGGTCACGGTCCTGGACTACGTGACTCCACGGAGTCTGGACCTGCGTAAGCGCTCGCGGCTTGCGAGCAAGATCGAGCACGCGGGCCACATGCTGGACGCGGAGATTCTTAGGGAGCTGGTATGAGCGAGTCGATCTGGTACAGCGTGGACTCGGGCTCGGTCCACACGGGCGTGTGCACGTGGGACGGCGTGGAGGTCGTGGAGTCGCGTGAGCTGCGGCCGCAGGAGTTCACCGAGTGGGTGAGCGCCATGATTATCGCGGCCCTGACCGGGGGCGGCCGTCCGGCGCGGATCGTGGCGGAGGAGTTCCGGCTGGAACCGGCCCGGGCCACGGCGCTGGCCGGGTCCACGCTGGGCGTGGTGCGCCAGTTGGGCGCGCTGGAGCTGTTCTGCTGGCTGTCGTCGACTCCGTTGGTGCTACAGCCGAACAAGGTCTTGAACCCGGCTAAGGGGCTCGCCCGTGCTCGCGGCTGGGCGTACCACACGCGGGATGGCTCGGAGCACGCCCGGGACGCGGAGCGCCACGGTCTGTACTTCCTGATTCGCGAGGGACTGATCTGATTGGCGACGCTTATAAACGCCTCGGGCCATGAGGCGCGGATGGTGGGCGGCGAGGCGGTCTCGCTCGAGTGGATCACGGTGGGCGCGTTCGTGACGAACGTGTCGTGGCGACGGGACGGTCGGCACGTGTTTGGCACGTCGGCCGACGTGGTCCTGCCGGAGCCGCTCGCCAGCCGCGTGAAGCGTGCCGAGCGCCACACCCGGCGGAAGGTTTGACGGACTCTCTGTCGCGTGATAAACTTGAACTACGACAACACGGGATAGGAGACACAAACCGTGAGAACCTACCGAATCCGACCGACCTCGGTCGCCGCGCTCGAGGACGACGACGTCGTCATCGGCCACGACGGTAAGCCCGTCCTGTGGCGCAACCACCCAGAGCGGCTCGTCATGGAGGACGACTCCTCCTGGCACTACCCCAAGGTGGTCGACCCGCTGGACCTGTGGCCCACCGAGGAGCTGATCTGGATCCACGAGGGCTTGCACGACCGCAAGCCCGTCCGGGGCGTCATGGCGATCCGCAGCATCGCCACCACCGACCACACGCGCCACCTGTACACGCTGCTGGACCGTGGGACGATCAGCCCCGAGGTCGGAGCCGACCGGGACTGCGTCTACAGTTACGAGCCCGTGCCGTGCGCCCTGCCGATCGGTCGCAACAAGGACAACCCGGACAACTTGATCTACACAATCAACTGAGGAGACACGAATCATGACCAACAACAACGAGTTCCGAGTCAAGCGAACCAAGCGCAGCGACCTCGGGCCCAGCGACTGGCTGCTCACCCCCGAGGGCAAGCCGCTGCGAGCCCGTTACATGCCGCGCACCGCCGAGGACGACCCGCAGGTCCTGCAGCTCCTGGGTTACCAGCCGCCCCGCCCCAGCGCGCCCGTGATCCGCGTCGATCGCGGGATCGTGACCCGCGGGTTCCACGTGGGCGATACCCTGGCCGGGAAGGTCCTCGCCGCCGGGGTGGACCTGCGGTCCGGTTACCCGGACTACTTCGAGTTGGGCACGTGCCTGTCCTACTCCACGGAGCCCGGCAGTTTCGCCGAGATCGACGAGTGGACCGAGCTGCGACTCGTGGAGGACGACCAGGTCGCCCGGTGGGTTCGCACGCAGGAGGCGTACGACGCCCAGTTGGACGAGCGCCTCGGGATCGACACGGACGACCACGCCGAGGACTTCCACACCGGCTGGTCCGATCACGACGGCGACATCTGGGTCCTGAACGGCGAACTCAACGGCGAAGCGATCAACGAGCCGATCCGCTGCCGCCCCGTGGGGAACGCCCACGGGTACCCCGCCTACCGGTGCCCCGACGGCACGTTCGTGCGCGGCTGTGACCGGATCGGCAGTTGGCGGCCCGCCGTCGACGGCGACCCCCAGGAGTGGCCGACTTTGGACTACCCGCGGATCGGAGTCAACCGGATCAAGACCATGCAGGTGGCTGAGCGCGTCGACTACAAGCCCGGCGACCCCGAGCCCGAGACCTACCCGCGCTACCGGGTCACGCACGGCACGCACGCCGGTGCGGTCCTGTGGGAGGGCGGAAGCGCCATCGGCTCCTACGTCGTGCTCGAGGAGGGAACCAAGCCGGTCACGCCCCCGGCCCGCCCCGCCTGGCCCACCGAGGAGCGGATCCTCGTGCGCAAGGCCCGGCTGGACGGCTTCGAGGTTGAGGACCTGATCGGGACGCGGGTCGACCACCCGAGCGGCGAGCGTGTCACGTCGTACCCGCGGTACGAGCTGTACGACCTGGACGGGGAGCCCGCGGGCGAGCTGTGGAGGGACCAGCCCGAGGACGTCGACCAGATCATCGACTGGATCCCCTGCCCGGTCCGTGAGGATGCCACCGAGTGGCCGACCGCGAAGCGGATCCAGGTCCTGGCTGGGACGATCGACAACGAGCGGATCACCGCCCCGGTGGTCGCCGAGCGGATCGACTGGCACGACGGCGCTTTCAGCAAGCGGGAGTGCTTCCCCAAGTACCGGATCGTCCAGGGGACCGCGCCCGTAGGCGCGACCGACGCCTTCTACAACAACTACGACTCCGACCGGATCACCCGGTACGCGGTCCTGGAAGAGGGCGACGATGACTGACCAGGTGGTCGTCTCCTACAGCGAGCTGGACGCCTACAGGCAGTGCCCGCTCAAGCACCAGCTCGCTTACGTACAGCGATGGACCCGCCCGGCCCAGCCGGGCGGGGCCCTCGCCCGAGGCTCCCTGTGGCACGCAGTCATGGAGACCCACTACCGGGCGCTGGCTGACCGCCGGACCCGCGAGCGCGTCTACCAGGAGGGGCTGGACGCCGTGATCCGGCCCCTGATCGACCCGCTCCTGTCCGACGGTTCGGGCCACCGCACCGAGGACCAGGAACTGATCGCCTGGATCTACGACGGCTACGTGGAGGCGTACGACATGGACGCCCAGTGGCTGCCGCTCTACGTGGAGGAGAAGTTCGAGGTTCCGCTACCGGACGCCTTCGGACGCGACAGCCGCTACCGGCTCAAGCTCCGCGTCGACCTGATCGTCCTGGACATACAGACCAACTGCGTGTGGATCGTGGACCACAAGTCCGGCGCGGCGCTGCCCACGCAGATGGCTCTCGAGATCGACGACCAGTTCGGGCTCTACCAGTGGGCGATCAACCGGCTGGCGGGCTCCGGCCAGATCGACCTGGGCGGTCGCCCGATCATGGGGACAATCCACAACGCGGCGAAGACCAAGCAGAACGTCGGGGACAAGCCCGGCGGGCGGGGCAAGCCCCAGAGCCTGGACCAGCGGTTCCACCGGACTTTCATGAACCGGACCGTGGCCGAGCTGGAGAACCTCGCCTACGACGCCTACTGCGCGGCATACAACGCGTACCCGCCCAAGTCCAAGACCCGACCGATCTACTCGAGCCCGGACCCGCGGACCTGTTCGTGGAAGTGCGACTTCAAGGAGGCGCACGTCGCGGCCCGGACCAGCGGCGACATAGTCGACGCGGTCCAGCGGTTCGGGTTCGTCCAAGACTTCACACGTCACTGATCAGAGAGAGGAAACAACCGTGGCGAAGATTCAGAGAACCAGCGCCCCAGCGCAGCCGGCGGCCCCAGCCCCGGCGCCGTCGCCCCGCCCCGTGGCGGGCCTGTTCAAACCGTTGAAGGGACGCACCGAGTACGTGCGCGCCCTGTTCTGGGGCCGGGAGGGCTCCGGTAAGACGACCGCCGCCCTGCGCGCCAGCCGCAACGGCCGGATCCTGGTGATCGACTCCGAGGGCGGCCTCAAGGCCGACGCCCTGGAGCGACTCGGCGTAGACCCCGACCGGGTCGTCGTCCTTAGCCCGCCCATGGGCGGCTCGCTGGACTACGAGACCCTGGACGCGGCCTTCCACCAGGTCAAGACCGACCTGGCCGCCGACCCCGAGTCGTGGTACGCGGTCGTGATCGACTCGCTCACCGAGCTCGTGGCTGCCCTCGTGAACTTCGCGGCCGACGACCGCGTGACGAAGGCCCGAGCCCGCGGGATCCAGATCGACCAGGTCGCCCAGTTCGACACCGACCGCGGCGACTACGGGACGGCTTCGAAGATGTTCCGAGACCTGCTGCGCAAGTTCCGGACTCTGGACTGCCACCTGATCGTCACGGCGCTCGAGCGCCGCACCGTGGACGCGGACACGGGCATGACCGTGTATGGACCCGAGGTTCCGCCCGCCGTCAGCAGCGACGTGCGCGCCTACATGGACGAAGTCCTTCACTTCCGGGCCGCCAGCGACGACAAGCCGTTCCACGCCGTGTCCGGAGGCACGAGCCGTTACCACGTGAAGGACCGATCTGGTAAACTCCCGACCACGATCGACAACCCGTTCTTTGACACAATCGCCGACCTGATCAACAAGGAGAACTGAACCATGCCACGCCTGAACGCCGCTCTGCGCCAGATGACCGAGAACGCCCAGGAGCGCTCCTTCGGTCCGATCCCCGCGGGCAAGTACGTCGCCCGCCTGACCGCCGTGGAGGCCAAGCAGAGCCAGTCCGGCAACCCGTACTGGAACGCCACGTACCAGGACCTGGAGGCTCTGGACGGCCGCAAGCAGCCCGGCTCCCAGTGGCTCGCGCTGAACCTCCCGGACGACGGCCCGGTCCCGGAGAACTACCGGCCCGCCAGCTCCAACAAGCCCCCCGCTGAGGCGTGGCGCGCCCGCCAGGAGATCGCCGCGAGCCGCCTCAAGTCGTGGTTCCACGCCCATGGCTTCACGGTCGACTCGGACACGGAGGAGATGATCGGGTCGTACGCCATGATCACCGTGGTCCAGGAGACGATCCAGCGCGGTCAGCGCGCGGGTCAGGTCGGCAACCGCGTGACTTTCGTGGAGGAGGTCCCGGCGGGATTCGACGAGCCCCAGGACCGAATCCCTCCGGAGCCGTCCTTCGACGGACCGGCTTCAGCTCCGGCTGCAGACACGGAGAGTCCGTGGGACGCAGCCGGTGACTACGACGGCGACGACGCGTTCTGACGCGCTCGTGTGCTAGACTTGGTGGGCGGCTTGGTGACTTCGACTCCCGGGCCGCCCACCGGTTTATAGGAGACAATTATGAGACTGAGCGATTTCACCAGCGCCCTGGGCGACGACGCCCCCGCCGCCCCCGCGGCCGACATGCTGCAGTCGGCCCTGGACTGGGCCGCCGCCGGTTGGTACGTGTTCCCGCTGCGCCCCGGGAGCAAGGCCCCGCTGCTGCCCCGCAGTCGCGATTGCGACAAGAGCTGCCACGGCACGTGCGGTAAGGACGGCCACGGCGCGTGGGACGGGACCGTCGACCCCGAGCGGATCCGCCGCTGGTGGGGGAACAACCCGACCGCCGGGATCGGCGGGGCTACCGTCGGACGGGTCGTGATCGACCTGGACGTCCAGCACGGCGCTCCCACGGACCTGCCGTACCCGCCCACGCGCGAGCACCTGAGTGGCCGTGGTAACGGGAACAAGCACCTGATCTACCGGGCGGTCGACGGCGGACTCAGCGAGCGGATCCGATCGGGCACGAACGTGCTCGGGCCCGGCGTCGACATACGCGCCGGGGGAGGGTCATACGTGGTGCTACCCCCGACGCCACATGAGGCTACTGGGTTGCCCTACCGGGTGGCGGACGCGCACGTACCCGAGGCCGAGCTGACCGACGACGGCGTCGTCGCGCTGTGGACCGCCGCCGGGGCGCCCGTCCCCGGGACGGACCCGCGCACGCGCCCCCGCGGGCGGGGCGGTCTGCGCCTGGCCGTCGACAACAGCCAGCAGGTGGCCGACTCCGCCCCCAGGCGCCTACACGAGCTGCTCGGCTCCATGCCGGCTGAGGGCGGCCGTAACGACTGGCTCACCCGCCTATGCGGCCACCTGGCCCGCGTCCACCGGCACGACGAGCCCGGCTACTTCGCGCTGGTCCGATCAATCGCCGCGAACCTGCCAGACCCGCTGCCCGCCCGCGAGGTCGAACGGACCGCCGAGTCCGTATGGAACACGGACCAGACGAACCACACGCCCGCCGAGGGAGTCAGCGCCGACACGGGCTGGCTCGCCGGGGACGGCGTCCACCTCACGTGCCAGGTCCGCGTGAACACGCCGACCGGGAACGTGCTCGAACAGGCCGACTACGGGAACTTCGACCTGCGCGCGCTGGGGGTCTCCACGGACGACGCGGGCGTGCGGTCTATGCACGTGGAGGTCCTGCGTGACGGCCGGTCCGTCACCACCGTGGTCCCGGCCACCCAGTTCGGGGACGACCGGGCCACGCGCAAGTGGCTGACCGGGTTCGGGGCCAGCGCCGTCGCCCCACCCAACGCGTACCCGCCCATGGCTCTGGGGGAGCGGCTGCTGCGTTACCTGGACGCACAGGCCCCGCGCGAGACACGCGTCGTGAACCACCTGGGCTGGGACGACCAGCTCGGCGGGTTCGTCACCTCGGACTGCGTTATGACGGGGGCGACCGTGGAAGACCTGCGCGACTCGGGCGTCTCGCTGGCCCCCTCGCTGGGCGCACGCAACCTGTTCACCCACCGGTACGGCCGCAGCGCCGACCTGGAGGAGGCCCGGCGGGTCCTGCGCGAGGTCCTGACCTTCCAGGAGCCGGAGACTGCCTCCGTGTTCGGGGCCTGGTGGGCGGCCTGCTTCCTGCGCCCCCAGATCCAGTCGGAGGCCAGCCTGTTCCCGTTCATGGGACTGGAGGCCACCGCCGAGTCCGGTAAGACCACGGGCTTCTTCGACCTCATGGTCCAGCTGAACGGGAACGTGCGCGGCCAGACCGCCCCCACGCGGGCGGTCCTACGTGACTCCATGAGCGCCAACTCGAGCGGGATCGTATGGGTCGACGACATGGACGACCTGGACGCCTACGGGGAGCTGCTCCGGGCCTCCACGACCTCGGGCGTCGTGGCGAAGATGGGCGCGGACAACACGAGCGTGACGGCGGTGAAAGTCGTCGCCCCGGTCCTGATCTCGGGCGAGTCACTGGGGCTGCGATCCCAGAAAGCGCTCGCGGACCGCTCCTACGTGCTGGACGTGAAGAGCCCGAAGGGGCGCCGGTCGCTACACGGCGACTACCCGCAGTGGGACGACGTCGTCGACCTCATGGGTAAGTACCCGAGGGCGCAGGGCGGTCTGGCGGTCCTGTCCGGCCACCTGCTGCAGGTGGCTCTGACCCACCGGGGCGTGATCGTGGACTGCCTGCGAGAGATGCGTCGGGACCTGCGTGGCCGGTTCGGGGACCGCATGGCGGTGATCCGGGCGGGGGCGCGCCTGTTGGACGAGCTGGTGGCCGTGGACCCGACTCCGTGGGAGGGAACAGGGGAGCACGCCCGGCGCGTGGACGCGTGGGTGAAGGCGCAACTGGCGGGCCACCTGGACCGGGACAACTCGCTGACTCTGAAACTCGTGCCGTGGGCGCTGCGGGCCTGGGGCTTCCCGACCGCCCCCGGAGCCTCGGAGTCTATGGGGCGGTTCTCCGGCGTCGACACGCCGGTCTTCGTCCAGGAGTTCGGACCCGAGGGCCTGGATGGATCGGGGGGCACGCGCGTGTGGGTGTCCACGTCGCTGTTGGCCGACGCGTGGCGTCGGGAAGTCGGGCGCGGGGTCTCGGAGCGCACGGAGACCTCCTCGGCGTTGGAGCAACAGGCGCAGGCGCTGGGGGCGTCGGACCAGTTCCACGTGATCCAGGGGTCGACCAGGCGCATGCGTTACTTCTGCCTGCCGGCTCGTTACTCGCAGGCGGTCCTGGATCGGGCGCGTGGCTGACCGGTTGTTCAGTTTATCACGCGGGGATTGTTCACGACAGTCTCCGCGTGATAAACTTTGTATATGGCAAAACGACTGACTTTCGGGATCCGGCGGAAGCTCACGCCAGACGACGACCACCCCGGCCACTTCCTGTACACGTGGGCCTGCATGCCAGACACGCCGCTGGCCCAGCAGAAACTCCTGGCCGGGGAAGACCTCGTGGAGCTCGCCGACCAGCTGGCCTACGTCGTGGTGGGCTGCAGCCCGTTCCGCGTCCACCACGTGGAGAACGCCTACCTGTCGGCCGAGGTCCGACTGGCCGAGAGAGACCGAACCACCAAAGCCGCCATGAACCGGCGACTGCGACTCAAACAGGAGACACGATGACCGTCTACAGACTCGCCTCTACCGACTCCCCCGGGCGCTACCGGGTGGTTAACGCGGACCTGGATCCCAAGCCCGCCGTCCTGCCCGAGGACACGATTCTCCCCAGCGGGGAGCCCCACCCGCATGCAGGCCGCGCGCTCGCCACCAGGACCAACGGGGAGCCCAAGACCTGGTTCGACCTGGGCGGGTTCACCGCCGCCGTCATGGAGCGAGCGCCCCAGTCCGCCCAGGACCGCGGGTCCGACGACTACATGGAGGAGACCGTCCTGCGTCCCTGGTTCGCCGTCCCCACCGCCGCAGACCCGTCCGTCTCTACGTCGCTCCACCCCCACCAGCTGCCCCGCTGGCAGGACCGGTACGCGGCCGCGATCGCTCACGCCTCCAACACGTGGGACCTGCTCTACCGAGCCGCGAAGGCGCTGGGCTGATGAACTGGCTGGCAACCGGGGGCACGCAGTCCTGTCCCTGTGTAGCGGCCTGTTCCACACGTGCATGGCCGTGGTCCGCGCCGCGTACCCCGATCTGGTGGTCGTAGAGAACGTCCCGAGGCTCCTGCGGTACCAGGACGTCGTCGACGCCCAGTTCCACGACGCCGGTTTCGAGACCGCCTGGGTGACCAGGCGCGCGTGCGACGCCGGGCTCCCACACAAGCGCGAGCGAGTCTTCGTCGTCGCCAGGCGCCCCGGAGTCCACTTCCTGGGCTACTGCGAGCCCGTTCACCCCGAGCCCGTGGAGCCGGCATGGCCGACTCCAACCGTGGTCGACATGGGCTGGGGCAGGAGCGCACAGGAGTGGCGCGATTGGACCGAGGCCATGCGGAGCGACACAGCAACGGGAACGGCCACGGGCGGAGCCTGTACCAACTCTGCGGCGAGGGCACGCTCATGGTCATGGAGCACCTCATGGGACTCCCGACCGGCTACATAACCGGACTCGGGCTGAGCACCGCCGCGCAGCGGCGCCTGTTGGGTAACGGCGTCGCCCCCGCGCAGGGCGCGCTCGCGATCTGGGAGGGACTGAACAAACTGGACTGAGACGGTTCGACCCCGGGGTTCTCCCCCGGGGTCTTTCCGTATCAACCGGCCGACTGAGCCAGCCGGTGCGATTCAAGCGCCGCGATCCGCTCATCAAGACGGGCGTGAGTCCGGTCCGAGTTCGCCGTGATCGCCCGTATGTCGTCACGTAGGCCGTCGATCTGGTCCTCCGCGCGCTGGTCCCGGCGCTCGCGTTCGTTGCGCTCCTCGATCCGGTTCGATTCGGCCACGTCCATACGGTCCAGCACCGTGGTCAGAGTCCGCTGGATCGCGCGCACGTCCTCCCGGATCTCGTCCATGTCGTCCCGTATGTGGGTCCCGTGGGAGTTCGTCGTGGCCTCCACCGCTCGAGTGGCCGCCTCCTTCGCCCCCTCAGCCCGGTCCCCCACGCGGATGACCTGGTCGTGGAGGGCGTCGATCCGGGCCTGGATCCACGACCGGGACCAGCGCAGAACCAGGTTCCCGAGCGACAGCAGACCCACGACCAGGGCCACCAGCCCAGCCACCACCTCGCGGGAGGTGAAGACCTCCACGAGGGGCGGCTGGGCGTGAACAGACACAGCCTGTAGGAGCTCCACGTCAGTCGGCCTCGTGGCGCGGCTGGTAGGTCTCCCGGGTCTCACCCCCGGGGGTGACGATCCCCGCCCAGTTCAGGAGCGAGACGCCCCCGATCCGGATCCGGGACAGGAACTGATAGGCGACCCACGCGAAGCCCAGGAACTTCGCGACCAGACCGGCCAGGACCTCCGCCCGCAGCGGGTAGGCGGACAGGGCCCACGCGCCCGCGGTCAGGACCACGGCGGCCCCGATCACGAGAGCCACACGACGGGCGGGAGTCCACCAGGGGCGGTCCAGGGCGGCCTGCACCAGGGGCCACAAGACGCCCAGGACGACGGTGGTGACGAAGGGGTCCGAAACCAGTGACTTCATCCGTTTTCCTTTCTGTTGCCGGTCACCACAGGCGACCGGAGTTTGTGCGGGAGTTGTTCAGGGCACGCTGCAGCGCTCCGATCGTGGCGGGGCCCGGCTCCCCGTCGACCCAGTCCGCGAAGTCCCAACCGGCCGGCAGGTACTCGCGGTGCCAGGCGATGATCAGGTACTGGAGCGTGCGCCACGTGTCCGGTCCGAGGACGCCGTCCTCGTCCAGGCGCGGGGAGTCGTTCAGCGCCTCCTGCGTGTCGGTCGGGACCGCGGAGTTCAGGAACCGCTGGAGCCGCTCGATCGCAGGGGAGCCGTCCTCGTCCAGGACGCCGTCGATCGTGGTCCCCATGACCTGCTGCAGGCGCCCGATCGTCGCCATGCCGAAGTTCCCGTTACACACGAGCTCGGCCTGGCCGTCGGACTTGTTCTTCTTACCCGTGTACGGGCTGACCGACGGGGCGGCTGCAGCGGGGGCCGAGCGGAAGCCCGTTGACCCCCCGCCCCGCATGGCGTCCCACGCGGACCGGTCGCGCAGGCGGTTCAGGTCCAGCGTGCCGGAGTAGCCGGGCAACCGGCCGTCCTCCGTGTACTGATGGATCAGGGCGCCAGACCCCCAGTACGGGACGGACGGGACGGCCGGATCGCTGTAGGCGCGGCCGTAGTCGCTGTACTCCGGGCCACCAGCCACCCACAGCGGGTAGCGGGCGGCGACGGCCGACCAGTCGTAGGAGTTCAGCACGTTCTGGTAGGTGTAGAAGCCCGGCGTGGTGCCGGTCTCCGCAGCCACCTGGTTCAGGAACGCCAGCGCAGGGCCAGGACCGAGCCCGACGGCGTCGGCCTCCCAGTCCAACCAGAACGTGGCACGTCCGACGTACGACTTCGCCCGGTCCAGGAAGTAACGGGCCTGGGCGCCCGCGTCCTCGTCGTTCGCGAAGTGGTAGAAGCCGAGCCGCTTGCCCGCGGCCAGAGTCGCCTCCGCCTGCTGTCGCCAGAACGGGTTCTCGTAGCCCGTCCCCTCCGTGATCTTCACGATCACGAAGTCCGCCCAGATCGCGCGCAGGTTCAGACCGCCCTGGTGGGACGACACGTCGATCCCGTGGGCGTGCTTGGGCTCCGAGCTCGTGATCGCCGGGGTTGGGGAGCCCGCGGGCTTGGACTTCGCGAACTCGGGCCACTGCTGGAAAAACTTCGCCTCGTTGAACCGGTGGCAGGAGGTCCAGGCACCACGTAGCGTGTACGGGTGGGCGCTGTACCGGGCGGTCCGGGTCTCCTGGCCGGTCTGGTCGCCGCGCTCCCCGTATATGTCACCGGTCTCGGCGATCCAGGCCTCGGACTCTAGCGGGTCGTAGCCGCTCTCGATGATCACGATCACGTGACCGACGCCGCCCTCGTTACCGGCCGATAGGACGATGTCGCCGACCTGGAAGCCGCCGTCCGGCGTCAAGTTCTCGTCGGCCCATGGGACCTCCTCGAAGCCCCGGGCCTCCATACCGGCCCGGAGGTTCCCGGTCCAGAAATCGTTCGGCTCAAGCAGCGCCTGGTGGCCCCATGGCACGCCGTACGTGTGGTGGAGGCCGTAGGAGATCGACCCGGCGGCCAGGCTCGAACAGTCCGCGCTCTGCGGACTGGAGACCCGCCCGTAGGCGTCAGCGGCGGCGTACCAGCTGCGCCGGTCCTCGCCCTGGCTGTAACCGACCGGCTGGTTGTCGCAGATTTCCCGCGCGATCTGCGCGGTGACCGTCCCGACGCTCACGCCACGCCTCCCTGCTGCTCCTCCCAACCGGCGGCGAAATTGACCGGTCCGGCCTTGAACGGGTTGAGCCACGCACGCGCCACGTTCTTGTAGGTCCGCTTGTCGACGACGATCCGCTCGCCGGGGCCGACCATGGCGCCCGGCTGCAGGCTCTTGAGGTCCTTCGCCTCGTGTGAGACCGACGCCTCATAGGCGTCGATCCGGGCGTCGACCTCCTTCTTGCAGTCGCGCAGGTACTCGCGTCGGCTGTTCTCGGCCGAGACGCGCTCAGCGAGGGCGACGAAGTCCGTCTCGTCCATAGAGCGCAGGCCGCGCTCCGTCGTGTCCATGAATCCGGGGTTTGCCATCAGGCCATGCTCCTTGGGTGGGCTAGTGCGAACAGGGTGGAGTAGGCGGAGTCTCCGCTGATGGAGAAAGTTCCGCCAGTTCCGTACGCTCCGGTGAATCCGCAGCGAATCTTCGGGTCCTGACCGGCGGGGACCACGCGGATCCCGGTGACCGTGACGGTCGCGCCGGTGGAGTCGTTAGGGAAGCGAGCTCGGTACGGGCGGTCCAGGAGGAGCACGGTCGCGTCTATGTCGCCCGCTGCGACGCGCCCCCAGACCGTGAAAGAGACCTGGACGATCCGGTCGTACGGGCGGACGCCCAGATCGACCTGGGCGGCTCCCGAGTACTGGCCGTTCCCGAGCTTGAGCGTGTTGTTGATCGGCACGCTGGCCTCCACGGCCTGGACCTCGTTAATCGGTCGCAGGATCCACGTGTTGCCGTTCTTCGAACCGTCCGATCGGTACAAGACGCCGCCGACGTCCAGGTAAGCGGGGTGCGCGGCCGTAGGCGGGTGACCGGCGGCCTCCGCCTTCGACAGAATCTCCCGGCCAGCGGCGACGGACTGGGCGGGGAAGACGATCCCCGCGGCGTCCAGGGCGGCGGGCCACGCAGACAACAGGTCGTCCCCGGCCTCCGGGACCGGAACTCCCTTCCAGTGAGTTGTGGGCACGTGTCCTCCTTGTTACTTCGTGTAAGAGACTTCGATCACCAGGTCGTGGGACCAGTAACCGTACGACGCGTTCCCGACCCCCTCGAAAGAGATGCCGCGGTACGTGCCGTCCTTGAACCCCGGCCAGAGGTTTCTGGGGACGCTCACCCACCGGCCCTCGCCGCGGCCCCAGCCGCCAGCCTCGTGCCAGCGCCACGCGCCGTTGGGGTTGAACGACCCAGGCGCGGAGGCGTACGGGTGCACGCCGATGGAGGCGACGCCAGTCTGCCCGTACCAGTGGCGCGCGTACGCGTAGACACGCATGCCCGTGATCGTCGCGCCGCGCAGGTCCCCGGTCATGCTCGGGAAACCGATCAGGCTGCTGTAGTTCCAACTGGCGTAGCGGCCCTGTGGCATGGTGTCCGGCCAGGCCGAGTCGGGTGAGCCGTTGGAGTAGGCGCGCCACCAGTTGGAGCGGAACTGCTTCGTGTAGTTCTGCTTCGGCTTGGGCTGCTCCACGGGCTTGGTCACGCCCAGCGAGACGGACTTGTTCGCCTGCAGAGTCGGCTCCACCGCGCGACCCAGGTCCTGCACCAGGGCGTACGGCTGGGGCAAACTCTTGTCCTCCACGGTCAGAGTCACGCCCTCGGACCCGTAGGTGGAGGCCACGAGGAACAGCAGCCGGTACGTGCCAGACTCCGGGGGCGTCCATATGGGGAAGACGGCCTGGCTGGTCTGGATCTGTCGCACGTTGTCCGAGGTGGCGCGGAACCGGTGCTCGGTCTGATGCTTCCCGCCGTCCACGGTCGCGTAGCGCAGCCAGAACTCGAGCATGGCGTTCGGCTTGTTTGAGAACCACGGGACCACGGCCTCGGCTCGGTACGCGCGCCCGGCCTCGGCGTCGAAAACGAGCTCGAACATGGAGTCGGTCACGCCGACCTGGTGGCGGTTGTTCTCAGGCCACGGCCATATGGACCCATGGGCGACCACGCCGCGGGGCATGGCGGCCAGGGTCTCGGCCAGGTCCGTGCCGCGCCAGGTCAGTCGGTCGGCCACGGACAGGGACTGGGTGGACACGACGCCGTCGCCGGTGATCGTGGCCTTAGCCAGTCCGTCCGTGCCGGTGATCGACAGGAAGTCCGCACCGGCCGTGCCGAGCGTGACGACCTCCGTGGGCTGATTCCCGACGGCCTTCACCACGTGGAGCCCCGTGGAGTCCATGATCGCGGCGTCCCCAGACGGGTCACCAGCCACGATCCGCGTGGACAAGCGGATCGTGTCAGCCAGGAGTTCGCCCGTGATCTTCGCCTGCCCGGCCTCGAGCATGGCGGTCGTGACTTTCGCAAAGGTCGCGAGCTTCGCCCACAGTTCGTTCGAGGCGACGACTTTCGACGCGGTGACCGCGCCGTCAGCCAGTTGGACCGAGCCCACCGAGCCCGGGACCAGGATGCGACCGGCCACCAGCGTGTGGTCCTGCCACGCCTTGTCCGCGGCGTTCCAGACCTTGATCCCCGTGGCCTGCTTGTCCGCGCCAGTCACCACCCACACGTCCCCGTCCACGGGGGAGTCCGGGGCGGTAGCGGCGACGGTCACGCGACCGATCGCTCGCTTCAAGGCGTTCGCGGCTGCCTCGCCGGAGGTGGTCGCGGCGTCCTTCGCGGCCTGGACCTCCTGGTTCAGGCGCTTCTGGGCGGCCTCGATCTCCTTCTTCGTCGCGTCCAGCTCGGCGCGCGTCCCCGCGGCCTCGAGCGCGTACCGGCCCGTCAGACCAGTTGGGCGGGCTGCAGCCCCCTCGGGCAGGACCACCGGGGCCACGACCTGGTAGACGCGGCCGTCCCCGGACTGCAGGCACGTGCACTCCGCACCGACCGCGGTCACGCCACCGTCAGCCGGAGCCACGACCTCGCTAGCCGGGTCGTCAGCCGGCAGTTCCACGCGGACCAGTCCGCCGTCCAGGACTTCCAGGACGCGACCCGTAGTCCATGTGCCCGCCTGACTGCCGGAGCCATACGACGCCTGCTGACTGGCGACCGCCGTAGCCGGGGACGGCTTGCGGTCGATCCACAGGTTCGGATTCACCATGCCAGCTCCTCCACGTCCACACGCATCAGCCCGCCCGGCTTGTCTACCGGCAGGCTGTAGGCGACGATCTT